AGAATGAAGATTGATAGGAAAACTAAAAAGCCTACAAACGAGCCAAGATATCTAAGAAGCTACACAGGTAAAAATGTAAACACACACGACGAAATGGGCTATATGGCATACGGTCCTACTATCAACTTTGACTTTGGTGGTATGCAGATCAAAAGTGCAAGTGAACTAAGAGCCAGTTGGCCGGAAATGAGTGACGAAGATAAACTAAAAGCTGCCAAACTCATGTACGGCAATGGTGCAGAAGCAGCAGTACAACTACTTGACAAAGCACTCGGCGGATCTGTAGACGAAGGTGATGTAATACCTTTTAAAAAATCAAATCCTGCTAATCCAGATTTAGACAAAGATGCTCTTGATACTTGGAATAAAGAACGAAATCAAAAAATGGCACAAGATATGATAAGACTTGCTCCAGAAATAGTTGAGTATTATAAAGAACTAAAAGACCAAAACAAAGATACAGAAACAGCAATAGATATAATAGCCTATGATTTTGATATAGACCAGTATGATGTCAAGAGAATTTTACAAGCTGATAATGTAGACGAAGATGTATCGCCAGAAGATGAAAAAAAATTCCACAACGAACTTGACGATTTAGTACACAAATACTTTGGCGATTCACCTGATGAAGTGAAGATGAAAAAGAAGTATAGAAAGACTGTTGAAAAAGCACCTCCAGGTAGAGAGAAGCAAGTCAAAGCACTAAAGAAAAAGTTTGATGATCCTGGCGCACCATATGCAATTGCGTGGGCACAGCACAACAAGAAAAAGAGAAGCTAATATGTATAAAGCAGTAAACACAGATGATATATTTAGTGCAACAGACGGCAATCGAAAAGATTCTGCTGCTGTAGCTCCTGTCGAAACTGAGAAAGTTGCTCCAGTATCACAAAATGGTAATGCAAGCGAGGCTGAAAAAATTAGAGCAATGGGTGACAGACTTGCAAAGATCTGGGAAGAATAATGGATGAACTTGAGCGTATAAAGAAACTAGCTGGTGTAAACGAATTCAAAGGTTACACAGAGTATACGCTTGAGAACATAAGTCAGACTGCTGACGCTATAAAGAAAAAAGAAAAAGCGAACAACATCAAGCCCGGTGATAAAGAATGGTTTGAACTATGGTTTAGTAAACCGTATATGACAGGGCATACTTTTAGAGGACGCAAGTAATGGGTTTAAGAACTTGGTGGAAGAAAGTAACAAGAGAAGAGTATGAGCTAATCATAACTGTTCCCAGCGAAACAACTGTACATGCAGATGGCGCTCGTACTGAAAAAACAAAGCAACAATTCTATCAAGCAAAGAAAATAGCTAAAGCTACACCTAAGTATTTTCTTTTTTACGATTTAGACGGCAAGAAGAATGAAATAAAACTTCAAAAGCCTGCAGACTTTCACATAGTAAAGATTTGGTAATATGAGATTACGTGAGATAACAGAAGGCGTTGGACGCATTACCAAACAGAATCAAACTGTTGACGTAGGTCCTGACGAAGTTACGAAACAAGCTGCTAAGTTTGGCAATAAAGTAGACCGAGACGGACGTCCGCCTACACTAAGCAAACGTGTAAAAGGTAAATCGACTAATGTGTTGTTTAACCTAGGACTTGCTGAAGGTTACAAACTACAACTAGAGCGTGATAAAGAAATGCTGGTGTTAAACATTACTGACACTGCTACAGGCAAGCGTACTGAGGTACGTGGTAAGCCGGGTTATGAAACAGACTACGATCCTAACGACAGTTTGCACATACTATTAGACAAAGTAGGCAAGAGTGCTAACATTAGTGATCTAATGAACGGCGAAGTAGTTGGCATTAATCCTAACCACCCAGATGCTGATCGTGCAAAAGCAGCAACAGACAAAGCGTATAGTGAAAACTTTGCTGATGGTAAGAAAAAAGGCAAAAGCAGACCAGGGCGTGTAAAACGTTCAGGTGCAAGTTGCAATGGTAGTGTAACAGCACTACGCAAACGTGCTAAGAATGCAAGTGGTGAAAAGGCTAAAATGTATCATTGGTGTGCCAATATGAAGAGTGGTAGGAAGAAGAAATGAAGATCAACGAAATCACCGAAGAAGTTATACCAGTTAACAATACTGAACATGCTGTAGAACGTTTGAAAGTTGCTGCTGAACTTTGTAGTAAAATGGGCAACCAGCCTATTCTTTATAGAGCAATGCACGGAGGTGAATATCACGGCGGTGCTAAAAATAACCTAATACAAAAAATAACCAATCCTGCTAGAAAAGGTGTAATGGGGAATTTTAATCCTATACAGACAGCAGTGCTTAAAGGGCTGAACATTGCTAGTCCTGCACAAACAACTACAGTAGCACCTGCAAGCAACAGCAACTATTTTGGTACAAATCATATAATAATTCCAGGTAGCGACTTTACTGCTTATTGGAACCCAGACATCGACGACTTGGGTGGCTTCAAAGGATATGATCCACAATACGCTCAAGGTGCTGGACCTAGAGGCAGCACTATTAGTCGCAGAGATGAGCCAGAAGGTGAAGAATTACAAAAAATACTAAGTGGTTATCAAAAAGGTATTCCTAGTTATAGCCAACACAAAGGCGAAGTTATATTAGATACAGAGTTTTATTATATGTTAAACTTAGAATCGTTTTTGAGTAAGTTTGGCGGTAAGAAAGTCAAAGAATTAATAACAATAGATAATAGGAAAAGTTTTGCTGCTATCAAACAAGATCTATTGGTAGATAAGTTTAAAACATATCGTGATGTTGGATGGTATCTAGCAAATCCTGCTACAAATATGATGAAGTGGATTGCAAGTAAAGAAAAAGAAAGACAGTAATAATGTTTAGCAAAGAGTGTAAAAAGCATTTAGAAGAACAAAATGAAACCGGCTTACAGCATATGCGAGCTGCACTTTGGACTGCACTACGTTTACAATTACTTGTACCAATGCTTATAATACACAGTATTGCTCCTCGATTCTTTACACACAAAGGATCACAAGTGATACAAGACATATTAAATGAAAGATACGGAAAGAAATAATGGACATAGAGTATTACGTTAAAAAGTTAAAAGAACACGAAGCACGTAGAGCTAGTACTAACGAACGTAATGCATTTTGGAAACAGTATACCGAAAGGCAAAACTATGCACCAAAGTCAGTGGCAAGGTTTGAACACGGATAAGGACAACGCAAATGAAAATGAGTGATATAGTAAATGAAAATACATCAGGTGCAATGGCTGTAGCAGTAACTCCTGTAGGCGGCAAAAGTATGATGCAGAAACGTAATCCAGACGGTACTGCTAAAAATGCTGTTGACGGAGACATGCTAATGGCTGGCAAGAAAAAGAAGCCTAAGAACAAAAAGGCATAAATACACTATAATACGTATTGGAGCACCTCAATGAGAGATAAAGAAATTAGAGAAGGATTAGGCGACTTAGCACACGCTGCTGAAAAAGACCATGAAGTACAAATGGCTCGCGCTGATCTATATAAATTAGCAAAATATGCAATCAAACTACACGACATGCTAAAAGGCGTTAGTGAAGCTGAAGGCTTAGAAGGTTGGGTACAGAGTAAAATTACCAAATCAGCAGACATGATTGGCAGTGTATATCATCATATGGACTATGAAAACAGTCCTATGGGCGAAGTGACTGAGGCAAGAGATACACATTGTTCAGACAAGTGTTGTGGTGCAGATACTAAAGCAGAAGATTGCACATGTCCTCCAACTTGTAAGCACTGTAACTGTAATGCTGTTGCAGAAGGCAAAGTTCCTCCGCAGTTCAAAAAGAATGTGGAGAAGATGAAAAATAAGAAAAAAGACAAGAAAGATTACAAAGAATCACTACAAGACAAACTAGCAAATAAACTTTCTGAAGCAACACAAACTTGCAATGAATGTGGCAAAACTATGTTAACTGCTTCTGAGAAAAAAGAACTTGCAGAACTAGAAGAAGGCAAGCGTCATGGCAACAGCAAAATTTATAAAAAATGCTGGAAAGGCTGTCGCAAAGTTGCAGGCGTACCGCGTGGCGAGCCTGGCTCGTGCAAATGTGACTAAGGAATAACTAATGGATTTTAATGCACTACAACACAAATTATTTGCACTAGATCCTAGTGATCCGGCAGAAGATATGCGCAAGCTAGCTGAGAGTGCAGGCAGCGAAGCGCAGAAAAGTGCCGCGCCTGACGTAAACTACGTGCAGGAAAGTGTAGAAGTACAAGAAGGTTCATTAGAAATGGATCGTGATTATAGTGTAGCAGACTTTGCTGCACTAGCAGGTGTTACTCTAAACGAATCACAAAAGACAGGCAGTGCAGGTCAACTTAAAGGTAAAGACGCTATTAAGAAAAATCCTGCAGGAACTACTAAAAATCCAACTCGCGACAAATTAGTAGGCGAAGACTTTAAAGACGACTTTCAAACAGGCAGAGACAAGTATAACAGCTTAAATTTACTTAGACCAGAGAAAGATTCAACTAAAGATTCGTCAAAAAAAGATACTAAAGATAGTAAAACAGTAAAAAAGTCTTCTGCTCCCAGAGCATCGAAACAACAGTATTCAGCTTTTCTTAAAAAGCATACAGTTGCACTACAACAAATTGCAGCAGACCCTAAAAAGATACAACGTTTCGAAACTTGGTTAGACAAGTGGAACGAAGATATCGAAGAAGAAAACAAAGGCTTATACCACAACGTAAACGCTCGTAAAAAAGCTGGCACAAGTCGTTCGAAAAATCATCCCAAAGCGCCAACAGACAAGGCATGGAAAGATGCAGCAAAGACTGCAAAAACCGAAAGTGTCGAGTCGATTAAAGAAATGCTTTTGCGCAAATTAAATTCTAAAAAATAATTTCCATAACAGTGCAAAGTCAGATTGTTGATTGACTTTTATAATTAGTAGTATATACTAGTAACAATTACCTTGAGAAAAATATATAATGAAAATTTTATTAGTTTATCCTAACTTGCCTCTTATGATGTCGCCTAGTATTGCTATGGCAATTTTTAATGCTATCGGAAAGAAGAAAAACTGCGATGTTGAAATTTTTGAAACTACGCAGTATAGCGATGAATATGCTAACAAACATATACGGAGCACAGAAGTAGGCGCAAATAGGCCTAATAAAGAAGAAGAAATAAAGGATATGTTTTACATTAAGCCTACTAATGAAATCATTCCTGATTTTATTAACAAGGTAGAAACATTTAAACCTGATTTAATATTAATGAGTGTACAAGAAGACGTTTGGTATACAGCAAAAATTTTATTAGAAAGTATTAAAGATTTTGACATTCCTCATATTTTAGGAGGAATATTTCCTACTGCTGCACCTGATATAGTCATAAACAATCCAAATGTAAAGGCCATATGTTTACATGAAGGAGAAAGAGCATTATCAGATTGCATTGATGCATTGCAACAGGGTTCTACTATTGAAAACGTCAGAGGACTATGGGTCAAAACATCCGCCGGCACAATTAAAAAGAATCCGCCGCAGCCGTTGTGCGATATAACGGAAATTACACCAGATTTTTCTTGCTTTCAAGGACAACGATGGAATCGTCCTATGGGAGGCAAGTTATTCAAACGAGCAGTTAGTATGGAAACATATAGGGGCTGTCCATACAATTGTACATACTGTAACAGTCCATTTACACGAAACTTTTCTAAAATTAACAATAATGAAAATTATATGAGAAGAAAGCCTGCTTCTATTGTAGAGAGAGATTTATTATATTATAAAGAACTTTATGATCCAGATTTAATTATGTTTCAAGACGATAGTTTTTTAGCAAGGCCCAAACGAGAAATTTTTGATTTTTGTGAAATGTGGTCAAAGTATAAGATTCCGTTTTGGATGAATACTAGAATAGAAAACTGTACTCCGGATGTTTTAGAAGCACTAAAGGAAGCAGGCATCTACAGAATGACATTTGGTTTAGAAAGCGGCAATGAAGAATATAGAAAAAAATATCTAAAACGTAATGTTTCAAATGAAGTATATTATAAACATATGGAGTATATTAATGACAGTAATATTCCATATAGTTTAAACGTTATAATCGGCATGCCATTTGAAACAAGACAACTGGTTTTAGATACAGCAGAATTTGTGCATAACTCTAAAGGATATGATGGATTATCAGTAGTAATGCTACAACTGTATCACGGAACAGATTTAAGGAAAATAGCAATAGAATCGGGCTTTATGGATCCTAATCATATTAATGGCGATACAAAAAATGATATCGGAGGGTTTTTGGACAGTTGGCTTTTAAAAATGCCCCAGCCTTATTTACAACCTGATGATGTACAAAAGTTAATTAAAACATTTAGTCTTTACGCCTATTATGATAAATCAGTTTGGCCATTAATTGAAAAAGCAGAAACTGACGACAAACTTTACAACGAACTATTGGAAAATTATAAAAAAGAATTTTTTACAGATGTTCAAATTGGTGGTAAAGACAGAATAGAAAATATGTATTGTGCCAAACATGACTATAGTAGTACATACAATTTTCAAGAAATAAAATCTTGACATCTACCTAAATATACCATATAATAGTAACAACACTACAAACTCACAAGGAGAAAACTATGAGTGATCGTACCTATGGTGCTGAAGAAAAAGCAAAACTCGAGCGTCTTGTACAAGAAGGCGTGACTGTACTACAAGAAATTGAAGACTTACAAGGTGGTCTTAAAGACACTGTAAAAGCTGTAGCAGAAGAACTTGACATCAAGCCAGCACTGATCAACAAAGCAATTAAGATTGCACAAAAACGTGATTGGGAAAAGCATGCAGATGCATTTGACGATCTCGAAACACTTGTTGCTACAGTAGGTGTTGACAAGTGATCAGCCGTATAGGTGAATTTTTTAAGGAAAGCTATAGGACAAGTCCGGTGGCTTTCTATGCAGAAATGATAGAAGCAGTACTGCTAATCAGTGCAAGTGCTGTACTAACATTTACTATCTTAGATCCTGCAACAAAGATATTTGTTCCAATGTATCTTGTAGGTAGTCTTTTAGGTGTAGTTAGTGCTGTGATTAGACAAGCAGCATTTGTTATTGTATTGTGCAGTTGGTTTGTGATGATGAATACTATCGCTCTTTACCAATTGTTTTTTATATAATACTATATACTTGTAGATTCGCTCACTTTACGAGCAGGTTAAAGGTTAGTTGGCCAAAAAGCAACAAGGAAAAAGAATGTTTAAGAAAAAAGACACTGCTACACATCTGATATTTCATACATCAGGTAGTAAACAAAAGAGAGACTTATTTTCTCCACAGGAAGGTATGAAATTACTTCCAGATTGGTTTAAAACAATCGATCGAAATCAAGAGTATCCTACACTTGCAACGTGTCCAGGATTTATCGAATTATTCAAAAAAAGTATTAATATACCTTTATGGTCAGATATTAAAATCACCTATAAAGGCAACCAGCTTACAGATGTACAGATGCCGGGCATTGGACAAATGTCTAGAGAATTTATTCAAGTGCATACACCTGATCAATGGGGTGATGGTTTTAAAAATAGCCTGCATATTAAATTGATGAGTCCATGGCATATTACTAGTAATAAAGATACTCCTTTTTTAATGCATGATGCAGTTTGGCACAAAGAACACATTGATGGGTACAATGTGTTGCCAGGAGTAATGGAATTTAAATATCAACATGCAAGTCATATTAATATCATGTTACCTAATAGTTCTATAGAAAAAACTTTAATGTTAAAGGCTGGTACTATTATTGCACACCTTACTCCGTTATCGGATACGAAATTAAGCATAGAATCTAAATTAATTTCGCAAGAAAAATGGATGGGATTACAAAACTATATATCTAGTTTTAAAACACCATACGCAACAGCTAAAAAAATAGGAATGAGACTAATAAAATGAGCTATGTAGACGCAATGTTTGACCGTGATCAAGATATGATCAAAGCAGTCGAACGCAAAGACGGTAAAAGAACTTACCGCGAATATCCTGTAAAATATACATTTTATTATAAAGACGCTAGAGGCAAGTACAAGAGTGTGTACGGTGATCCTCTAAGTCGTATTGTGTGCAAGAACACAAAAGACTTTCGTAAGGAAGTTGCTATCAACAGAGACAAAGAACTGTTCGAAAGTGACATCAATCCAATCTTTCAATGTTTGAGTGAACACTATCTCAATCAAGATGCTCCTAAGCTAAACATTGCGTTTTTCGATATTGAGACGGACTTTGATCCGGAAAAAGGCTTTGCTGATCCTAGTGATCCGTTTATGCCTATTACGTCAATCTCAGTTTACTTACAATGGTTAGAGACAATGGTGTGTCTCGCTGTTCCACCTAAAACACTTACTATGGAGCAAGCTGAAAAAGAACTTGAAGGCATTGACAATGTAATGCTATTTGAGCGAGAAGGTGATATGATTGACACGTTCTTGACACTAATCGAAGACAGCGATATCTTATCAGGGTGGAACAGTGAAGGTTATGATATTCCCTACACTGTAAACAGAACTGCTCGTGTATTGAGCAAAGATGACACAAGACGCTTTTGTCTTTGGGGACAGTTGCCCAAGAAGCGTACATATGAAAAGTTTGGCAAGGAAAGTGAAACATTTGACTTGGTGGGTCGTGTACACTTAGACAGTTTGAACTTGTATCGCAAGTACACATATGAAGAACGCCACACATATCGACTGGACGCTATTGGCGAGATTGAAGTAGGCGAGAACAAAGTTCCGTATGAAGGAACACTTGATGCACTATACAACAACGATTTCCGCAAGTTTATCGAATATAACATTCAGGATACTGCACTACTTGACAAGTTGGACAAGAAATTACGCTTTATTGACTTGAGTAATGAGCTTGCACACGCTAACACAGTGCTTCTACAAACAACAATGGGTGCTGTTGCTGTTACAGAACAAGCTATTGTAAACGAAGCGTGGCATAGAGGCTTACAAGTACCTAATCGTGCAAAGCGTGATGATGAAAACACACAAGCGGCTGGTGCATATGTTGCGTTTCCTAAGAAAGGATTGCACAAGTGGGTAGCGTCAATGGATTTGAACTCACTGTATCCGTCAGTGATTCGTGCGCTGAATATGGCTCCAGAAACTATTGTAGGACAAATACGTCCTGAGATTAGTGATGCTCGTGTTACAGAAGATATGGGGCTAAAGAAGAAGAGCTTTGCAGGCAGTTGGGAAGGTAGATTTGCAACTGAAGAATACGAAGCAGTTATGGAGCAACGCAAGGATGTTGCACTTACTGTCGAGTGGGAAAATGGCGGCAGTGATGTACTAAGTGGTGCAGAACTTTACAAAGTAATCTTTGATAGTAACCAACCTTGGATGCTCTCTGCTAACGGTACAATCTTTACAACAGAGTTTGAAGGTGTTATTCCAGGTATCCTCAAGCGTTGGTATAGTGAGCGTAAAGACTTACAGAAGATGCTGAAAAAAGCAAAAGATGCAGGCAATGACGCTGAGATCGAATACTGGGACAAACGACAGCTGGTTAAGAAGATTAACTTGAACAGTTTGTATGGTGCGATCCTTAACCCTGGTTGTAGATTCTTTGACAAACGTATTGGACAATCAACTACACTAACAGGACGTACAATTGTTAAACATATGAGTGCAGAAGCAAACAAAGTTATTACAGGCGTTTATGATCATGTCGGCGAAGCTGTTATTTACGGTGATACTGACTCTGTGTACTTTAGTGCTTGGCCCACTTTAGGCCAAGAAATCGAAGCTGGAAAAATTCCGTGGGACACTGAAAAAGCAATCCAATTGTATGATCAAGTGTCAGAAGCTGTAGACAGTACATTCGTTGACATGATGGGCAAATCATTCCATTGTCCAAAGAGTCGTGCAGATGTTATTGCAGCAGGACGTGAGATTGTTGCACAAACAGGTTTGTACATTACTAAGAAACGTTATGCGGCACTGGTTGTGGACAATGAAGGTTTTAGAACAGACACAGACGGTAAGCCAGGCAAAGTAAAAGCTATGGGATTGGACCTGAGACGTTCAGATACTCCTGTGTTTATGCAAGAGTTCCTTAGTGAACTCTTGCTAATGGTACTTACAGATAAGCCACGTGAAGATGTACTTGAACGTATCACTGTGTTCCGCAAGGAGTTTAGTGCAAGACCAGGTTGGGAGAAAGGTAGTCCCAAACGTGCAAACAAAGTTGGACACTACAGACGCTTGGAAGAAAAGCAAGGCAAAGCAAACATGCCTGGACACGTAAGAGCAAGTATCAACTGGAATACACTAAAGCGTATGAACGGTGACAAATACAGTGAAGAAATTGTAGATGGTATGAAAGTTATTGTTTGCAAACTAAAACAGAATCCGTTAGGGTACACAAGTGTAGCGTATCCAACAGATCAAATGAGACTGCCAGAGTGGTTCAAAGAACTTCCGTTTGATGACGCAGCAATGGCAGAAACTATTATCGACAACAAGTTGGACAACTTGATTGGTGTGTTGAACTATCCACTAGAAGATACTAAACAGCACACTACATTCAACAGTTTGTTTGACTTTGGAGAGTGATATGAAAATTAAATTAGAAATAGAAATTGATACAGAAAGCGAGCAGGACCTAAATACAATTGAAGAACTTATAGAAAAACTAAAAGAATTAGCGGAGGATATGCAATGAGAGTAGGTTTTACAGCATCTACGTTTGACCTTTGTCATGCAGGACACGTACAAATGTTGCGTGAAGCAAAAGAACAATGCGACTATTTGATCTGCGGATTGCAGGTAGATCCTAGCGTTGATCGTGCTGAAAAAAACGCTCCTATACAAACTGTTGTAGAGCGTTACACACAACTCAAAGCAGTTAAGTATGTTGATGAGATTATCCCCTATGGTACAGAAAAAGATCTAGAAGATATCTTGACAATGTACAATATTCATGTTAGAATATTAGGAGAGGAGTATCGTGACAAAGACTTTACAGGTAAGGATATTTGTAGACGCCGCGATATAGACTTGCATTTTAACAAGCGTGATCACCGTTTTAGTTCAAGTGATTTGCGCAAGCGAGTAGCAGAAAGAGAACAGTGATGTGGACACTTTGGATTGTTAGCACAGTTATCGGACTTGAAGAACCTAAGGTAACTCATTATGCAGAGTTTGAGACTGCTATGAGTTGTCATATTGAACAAGCTGTACTAGAAACAATGTTTGAAAATAATGAGGTTGCATATTGCGATTATGAATAAATTTATATTTGATGTAGACGGTACACTAACACCTAGCAGAGGTATTATTGACATACATTTTAAAATGTTCTTTAATTCTTTTTGTTTGAGTAATGACGTTTATCTAGTTACTGGCAGTGACAAGTCTAAAACCATCGAGCAACTAGGCGAAGACACTTATATTCTATGTAAACGTGTTTATCAATGCAACGGAAATGACGTTTGGAAAGGCGCAACACACGTTCATACAAACGATTGGACATTACCAGAGTTTGCTGAATACTTTTTAAATGGTTGTTTGTACGAAAGTAGATTTAACTTGCGCACAGGTACTCATATTGAAAAACGCCCTGGTATGGTAAACTTTAGTGTAGTAGGACGTGGTGCTGATGCAGAACAACGTCAAGAGTATGTAGCATACGACACATCTACAAACGAACGTAATACAATTGCAACAGCATTTAATACAATGTTTCCTGACTTAGAAGCAAAAGTTGGTGGCGAAACAGGTATTGATATTAGCCCTAAAGGTTTTGATAAGAGTCAAATCATAAAAGACTTTGACAAAGAAGATACTACTTGGTTCTTTGGTGACGCTATCTATGAAGGCGGTAATGATCTTCCTATAGCAAATGTAGTAAAACATTTTAGAAAAGTAGACGGCTGGAAACAGACTATGGAGTATTTGCAAATATTTCAAGAACAAGGTATAGCAGCATGAATATTCTATTAACGGGTCATAAAGGCTTTATTGGAACAGCGTTATTTAAACGTCTTATTAACAGAGGGCACAATGTATTTGGCGTTGACGTAAAGAATGGTCCTCAGTTTGATTTACTTACGTATGATAGATGGCAAGACGACACCGATCTTGTTATTCACTTAGCAGGCAAAAGTGGTGTACGTGAAAGTTTTACAGACCCTGCAGGATATTGGAACAACAACGTAGAAGCAACCCGTAGACTATTCGAACGCTATGAAGGTACACGTATACTGTATGCGAGCAGTTCGAGTGCTTACGAGCCCGATTTGAACCCTTATGCAGCTAGTAAGTTCATCATGGAAGAACTTGCAGAACGCTACGGTACAGATCATGTGGGTATGCGTTTTCATACAGTGTATAGCGATAGTTGTCCTAGAGAAAATATGTTCTTTAACAAGTTACGCAACGGCACACTAGAATACGTAACTAACCACTATAGAGATTTTATTCATCTAGAAGATGTACTAGATGCAATTGAAATATTAATAAAGGCTACACACGTTAAAGGTGTAGTTGATATTGGCACGGGGAATCCTGTTAGGATCCAAGACTTGGCTCCGGACTTACCGGTGCGTCTAAATACCCCAGGAGAAAGAAGTTGGACATGTGCTAACACACAAAAAATGAAGGCACTGGGCTTTGAACCTAAATACACGGTAGAAAAGTTCTTGACAAATGAAGACAAAGGCAATATAATAAACATATTCAATGGAGAAACAGTATGAAAGATATTTTACAAGACGTAGTTGCACACACACATGCACTAGGATTTTTGCCACTGGTTAAAGTTACATCGGATAACGGTGAAACAAAAGTTGACTCGATGGCAGAAGATCGCAGTGTAATTCTAAGTGCAACTACACATAATGCAGTTAACGAGTTCACAGGCACATTTGGTATGCCTAACCTAGACAAGCTTGCACTACACCTAAAGAATCCAGAATATAAAACGGATGCTAAAATTGAAGTTGTACAAGCAGAACGCAATGGTGAAACAATTCCTACGCACATTCACTTTGAAAATGCAACAGGTGACTTCCAAAATGATTATCGCTTTATGAACAAAGCAATTATCGAAGAGAAGTTAAAAACTGTTACATTTAAAGGTGCTGCATGGGCAGTAGAGTTTAAACCTAGTGTTGCTAGTATCGGACGTATGAAACTGATGAGTGCTGCACACAACGAAGAACCTACATTCAATGTTACTACTAAAGCAACTGGTGGCACAAATGATCTCGTGTTTAGCTTTGGCGATGCAAGTACACACGCAGGCGAGTTTGTGTTTCAGAACGCTGTAGAAGGTACACTACAACACACATGGAGTTGGCCTGTGGCTGCTGTACAAGCAATTCTAAACTTGAGCGGTGATGTTACAATGAGTATTTCAGATCAAGGCGCTATGAAGATCACAGTTGATAGCGGACTTGCAGAATACAGTTACATTCTTCCAGCGCAGAGCAAATAAAATATGACACAAACTCAAGTAATATTTGCTATCGTCAGCTGGTTGTTATTGACTAGTGCTGTTTATACTGTAACCGGCTGGCGTAATGTTCTTGAATGTTATAAAATGTGGTTTACACGTTCTTACTGGACCAATTACAATATTATCGAAGCTGCTAGTTGGATTGCAAAAGCTATTATCATTATTCCTGCATTAATATTCGGTGTGAATATTTGGCAATTATATTTTGTAGCACTGGTTACTAGCCTGTCTCTTATATGGGCAAGTAACAAAAAATTGTTACCTACACTTGTTGGATTTAATACATTATGGATTTGGCTGAGTATGATGGTAATATCACAAAACTTGATAGGGAATTAAATGATCAAAGACTTAACATCAACACAAAGTGATTATGCACTATTTTTACCGGCAACATCCGGATTTTACTCAGCATTCGTTGGATATCAGAGAAATAGGTATCCGTATATTGAACCTTCTAGACTGCCTAAAAACTTTACAAACGATGTAGAAAGTATCAATTACTTGGATCCTAAAAGTCCGTTACTCTATTACAAATGGTGTTTGTACTCTGCAGGACATGCTAATCTTGATTTAAACAAGCAAGATGATAGAGAAGATATGTTCCGCAAACGCCCACGTAATGGCGATAGTTGGGTATTAGGCGACTCAGGTGGATTCCAGATTGGTAAAGGCAAATGGCCCGCTGACTGGAAAGATCCCAACTGTCCTGCTGCTATGAAAAAGCGCAAACAAGTGTTGACTTGGATGGACAGCCTAATGGACTATGGTATGTGCTTGGATATTCCGGCATGGGTTGCTCGGTCACCAGAAGGTCAAAAAGCTACAGGCATTAGCACATACGAAGAAGCATGCAAAGCTACTGAAATTAATAATGAGTACTTTATCCAAAACAGAAACGGCAATTGCAAATTCTTAAACGTTCTACAAGGCGAGAATCATGCAGATGCCGACGATTGGTATGATCGTATGAAGAAGTTCTGTGATCCAAAGATATATCCAGACAATCATTTCAATGGTTGGGGCATGGGCGGACAGAACATGTGTGACGTACACTTGGTTCTTAAACGTTTGGTTGCACTACGCTTTGATGGATTGCTAGAAGAAGGACTGCACGACTGGATGCACTTCTTGGGTACAAGCAAACTAGAGTGGGCGTTGGTTCTAACCGACATTCAACGTGCTGTGCGCAAGTATCATAATCCTAAATTTACTATTAGTTTTGATTGTGCTAGTCCGTTTCTTGCAACTGCAAACGGTCAGGTCTACACCGAACTTGAAATAGAAGATCGCGGCAAGTGGTCATATCGAATGGCAGCAGCATTAGATGACAAGAAGTATGCACAGGATACAAGACTGTTCCGAGATGCTGTGGTCCAAGACGGTCATCATAAAAACTTTTCTAATAGTCCAGTTATGAACGATGTCTTAACCAAAGACGTGTGCATTTATGCACCTGGTGATCTAAACAGAATTGGCAAGGAAGGTAGAACTTCGTGGGATAGTTTTAGTTATGCAATTCTAATGGCACACAATGTATGGATGCATCTAAACGCTGTACAAGAAGCAAATCGTCAATATGACGAAGGAAAAGTTCCTGCAATGCTGGTGAATGAAAAATTTGATCAACTCTACAGCAGAGATGTTATCAATGCTGTTTTTGCTGCTGAAACTAGAGAAGAAGCAAATAAAATAATAGAAGATCACAGTAGATTGTGGATGCAGATTCCTGGCACACGCGGCGCGGTTGGCAAGAAAACAGTAAATGCTAGCACACATTTTAATGCACTATTTGATGTAGAAGAGCCAAAAGTTTCAGACGACGAAGAAACTTTTGACGAAACTAAGTTGGAGAATTTGGATGAGCAACTATAATGAAACTAAAGATAAACTTTTAGCACATTATGATGAACTAAGTCGCAAGCACAAAGAACTTGACGAAGAACTTGAAACCAAGTATAATAATATGACAGTAACAGATGAAGTTCGTAGAATGAAAACTATGAAACTTTATCTAAAAGATGAAATGCATCGAATCAATGCATACTTGCTACAAAAAGGTTTAGAATGAAAGAACATACCTTCGACGAACTTAAAAAAATATTTAGAGACGCAGGTCTTGAATACTATATTAAAAAGAACAAAGATGGTGTTGTTAAGGTTCACTTCTTAGTTAAGGAAGAAGAATGAAAAGTCTTGTAATAGGAATGGGCATAGGCGGATTATACAAGTCTGTGCTATCTAGTTTAGGATACAGTGTAGTAACTGTAGATACTGATCCGAGCAAAGACCCTGATTATGTTAGAGTGGAAACTGCACTAGAAGTTCACGGACACTTTGACACTGTTAATGTGTGTACTCCTAATTTTACACACAAAGAAATTACAGAACTTGTTGCGCCACATGCTGATATTGTGTTTGTAGAAAAGCCTGGCTTTAAAGATAGCAATGAATGGAAAACTGTGTGTAACAGTTTTCCCGATACACGTATTATGATGGTAAAGAATAATATGTGGAGAGACAACATTTCTGAAATGAAGTCTCTAGCAACTCAGAGCAATCGTGTAGACATTAACTGGATTAGAAAGAACTGTATTCCTAATCCTGGCAGTTGGTTTACTAATAAAGAATTAGCATACGGCGGCGTGAGCAGAGACTTATTGCCTCATCTTTTAAGCTTGTACATTGTAATGAATACGGACTGGAACAATACATCTGCAAGTGAAAAACAAAGTAAACAGCAATGGCAATTGGATGAAGTTGACAGCACTGACTACGGCACTATCAACCGTCAAGGCACACATGATGTAGACGACTTTAGTAGTTTGCAATATGACAACAAATGGCATCTTGAAGCAAATTGGCGAGATATGACTAAAGAAGAAAGTTGTATTAGATTTGACAAAGATACTGTTATTGACCTAGGTTGGTGTCCAGAAAGTGCATACAAAAATATGATACAAGATGCTGTGGACAACCTAAATAACAATGAGTTCTGGCGTGAACAATTGTCACAAGATGTTTGGATTCATCAGCAAATAGAGGCACTATGAAAGTTAAACTGTTAAGCACAACAGGCAAAGGCAAGTTCGAAGAAATCGAATGGACCAAGCCTGCGCACACTGCGGATGAGATAGAAGTTAAAGCTGTCATGACCGGAGTGTGTCGTAGCGATTTAGAAATGATGCTGGGAAACTTCGGGCCGCTTCCACTGAGTATGCAAGGACACGAAGGACTGGGTGTTGTTACACAAGTAGGAGACAACATCAGTAATGTCGGTGTTGGTGATTATGTAGCAACAAGGGGCGAGCCTGCATATGCAGACTACTACAATTGTAGAGCAAATGAATATGTTCCTGTTCCCAGTGCTGAGCCTAAATACATCCTAGAACCTGTTGCATGTGGCATTAATGTTGTGATGCAACCGTTAGATGCAATCAAAGTTCGGGCAGGCGAAGGCAAACGCTGTCTTATTTTAGGCAGTGGCTTTCTTGCACAAATTGTATACAAAACTTTAGAACTACTTGATATCAAGTTTGAAGCTGTTGATGTTGTAGGCAACTATAACAGAGAGCTATGGGGAGACACTTTACAGAGTGAGCCTGTTGGAAGTTACGATGTTGTTATAGACCTAAGTTCAAGAACAGACGTGTTGGATGCTGTTGAATATACCAACGAAGCATTGTTGGTGCTAGGAGTGCAGAAGCAATTAACAAGTGATTACGGCAACCTACTTTGGAAAGCCTGTACTATTGTTTTTCCCAGTCCGAGAGCAGAATGTTTTATTGATGCAATGGTGTGTGCCGAAAAATGGATCACTAATGAGCAATTAATAGTTGACAACTTCTGGACTAAAGCGTATAATAGAAGTACGGAATGGCAACAAGCATTTGACGATGGACTAAATCGTCCTAACGGCTACAGCAGAGGTTATATCAAATGGGACTAAACACTGAAGAAAGACAAGATGTAGTATACTTTATTGGTACTGAAGTCGAGCATACTGCTATGTACGGTGAGCAAACACTGTTTGTTGTAGGTGTACAACCTGCAGAAGAAATTAAAAAACGTGCAGACGCTCACGGCATCAAGCATCTATACTTTGGAACTAGCCAGAGCTTTACTCCCGGTCTAAATCTTCCAGAAGATGCAGCAGACTGGCAAGCATGGGAAGACATGATTATGCCACTTCTCAAAGAAGGCTACTGGTGTACACTAGACTTTGATGCAGTATACAGTTATGGTGTATTAGAATCTGGATATGATGAATACAATAACTTTATTAGTATGATTAGTGTCAAACTTCCTTACATTAAACAGTTCAATTATAATGCAACTGTTAAGCTAGATGACAACACATGGGGCGATACAAATAGCGGAGTGTGGTGTCATAGCGTACACAATCTAATGGATCGTAAAGTTTATACAGATTGGAACGATTATGGACTTGACACAGTCATTGATTGAAGGTATAATAGTATTATGCAAGAACGCTATCACGATTACATGTTACGTAAATTAAAAGAAGAGAGAAACATGGACACAGCACAACGTAGTATTTGGGTAACTTTCGCTAAAGAAGGTGTACATATGTACCCAGGCGCAGATACTGATCCTAAACTAGCAACAGGCGA